CACCATCGTTATCGATATCTTCATCTTCTTCGCCAACTGCATCTAGTTTTTCATTTAGAGCAGCATATTCGTTGATAAATTCAGCAGCAACAAATTCAACTTCTTCGTTAGTTAGTTCTCTGCCTTGTTCTTCTTCAATTTCTTCAATTAAAGATGATAAAGATTCAAGTAATTGATTTTCAAACTCTTCGTTCATTTCCTTAGAATCTTCATCTTCGTCAGATTCTTCTTCATCGCCCTCATCAGATTCCTCATCGCCCTCTTCAGAATCATCATTTTCAGTTTCATCTTCATCTTCATCTTCATCCTCTTCTTCTTTTTCCTTTGCTTCACCAAAAACGGTAGGAGCAAATTCCATTAGTTTTTCTTCAAGAGCCTTACCTAATTTGGCATAAAGATCGGTCTGAATAACTTCCTTGGCCTTAACAATTTCTTCGTTAATCATGAACTGAATTGCTTGTTTTAGATCGTTTGACATTTTAATCTCCTATTTTATTTATAAAGGTATTTATATTACTGTTCTTCTTCGGGGGGTGCTTCTTCTGTAGATTCGCCATCTTCCCCTTGTGCCTGTTGCTGCATCATTTGTTGCTCCATAGCTGCAGCCTGTTCTTCTTGTATTTCTTGGTTAATTTCATTAATTTCTTCATCTGACTGATTTAGAATATTCTTTCTTAACCATTTTGATGAATAGAATTGACCAACATAATTTGCCATTATGTTTAACATGTCAATTTTTTCTCTCATTATTTCATTTTCTTTCAAATCACTAAAAAATGAATCCTTATTCCAGACAAAGAAAATATCTTGATAACTCTTTGTCCAGTCGGCTTCTGTCATTATACCTTTTAAGAGAACTTGTTTCTTTAAAAGATCCATGAATAAGAAAGCAAATCGTTTTCTTAGTTTTTCGACAAACTTGAAGAATAAAACTTCATCTCTAGTAATTTCAGTTGAACGACCTAAACTAAAACCAGTGGTAGTTTCCATTCTGCTGATTGGAACATTCAATGCTCTATATACCTTCTTTAGAAGATAATCGACATCATCTAGTTGACCAAGATTTTGACCACCATCTAGTGTTGCAATTTCTGTGTTTCTTCCACCTTCTCTTCGTGGAATCCAGAAATCTTCCAACATGGACATGTGATTTCTTTCGTCCTTAATTTCACCTGTCTTACTATCATAGGTTACTTTATTACGATATTTATTCATTAAACTGGCAATGTACTGCTCTGCTTTTTGCTTTGGAAGATTACCTACATCCACATAAAATATGCGACGTTCTGGTGCTCTTGACATTCTATAAATTACAACGGCATCTTCAATTTGTCTTAACATGTTCACTGGTCTAATTGCTTTATGAACATAACCAACTACTCTTTTTGTTGTGCTATCGACTATTCCGCTATGAACATAACAAATTGAATCCTTTGCGATCTTTATGCCATGTGATGTGGTTGGAGTTAGTGAGTCTGTATCTAGATCAGTATATACGAAAAATTCTTCTATTTTCTTAACAACCGCAACAGAACCAGCTCCTGGACTATTTTTAATTTCTTTTTCTACTTTACGAACCTTTTTGATTTTAGTAGGATCAATACCACGAAGTTCAATTATTCCTTTTTGTGGTTGTTCCATATCAATTATTATATGATAATATAATTTTGAATCGATGTACCATCTTCGGAAGATATCATCTCCTCTATTTGGAAAATCTAAAAGTTTCTTGATAAATTTGAATTCATTCTGTAACTTGCCTTTGATGTTATCTGAAAGGGTTGTAACATTATCCAAATTCATTTCAACGCATTCGTTATTATCGTTAAATACAACAGCATCATTAACTATGTCTTGAATTGCTTTATCCACTTCAGGATAAAGTGACATAGAACGATACTGCTGAATAAGAGTATTTTCCTCCATGAGCGAGCCACCGAAATCGAAGTAGCTGCTCATTACCCCGCCAGTTTCAATTACATAAGTACCATCGTAATCTTCTGGGGAAATAAAGGAGGGTTGGGTCTTTGGGACCTCAACCCCCTCATCTGAAGGTTTATTTTTACCAAATGAAAAACCAAAAATATCGCCTATACCCATAATATATAATTCCTATTAAGTTGTTTTAACTGCTTCAGTGACTGGTGGTTGGGATTCTACAGTTTTGACACCACTGCTGCCACCGTTGCCGGAGGCGCCGCCGGTGTATATTAAATAATCATATGCGAATGTTACGGTAAATTCACTAAAGCTGTCAGAAGCGTCATATGAGAATTCTAGAGGACCAACATCAATTGGAAAACAATGTTTTAGTAAAAAAGATCTTTTAAAGTTTGCCTGGGCCTGGGTGTCAAAAGTAGGGCCCGTACTAGCTGGAGTATTTTGCTGACTTCCAAAGTCATCAAAATACACAGTACCTTCCCCTGTCTCGTTATACGATAATGCATGCGCTTCTGCTGAGTTCATCTTCTCTAACCACTTCATAAAATATGCTCTAGTATCTTGGGCTCCACCCGAATCGTATATCTGAACAGTCCAGTCTGGAAATAGTCTTTCTCCAGAGAACTTTATGACTCTTCCCATCCAAGGAACTGGTATAACACCTATTTGTTGATTTGGTATGCTTGTTGCTTTGCCGTAAAGATCCCATTTCACGCTTCCAAGTCCTGCCGCGCCGGGCCATGAAATGTTCATTTTAAATCTATTAGGTCTAGTCCCTTTAAAGTTAGTTCTAAAGTCTGTAATTCCTGTTGCCATATTTTTCCCTCTTTCTATTTATGCTTTATTATGATACATCTAGATTATCATATAGATTCTTATTGGTGAATGTAATCTTCACATAATTGATTGCAATTGTTGGTTTGACTAGAATATCTGCTTGGAATATTCTTGCTTGAATTAATTCAGGAGGATTGTTCGACTCGTCGCAAATAATTCTAAAGTCTGTTATGCCTCTTTGTCCTCTGATTCGTTCTAGAACACCAAATGCTGCAAGTCTAAAGTTTGCTCTGGTAGTTTCGTCGTTGATTTCAAAGAGAACCGATCTAGCAATTGGAGAAATTATTTTTCTTAGATGGATAAACAATCTAGAAACATTGATTCGTGAAAGAGTAGAAGTATCTGCTGCCCCGGTCTTATCACCGAAAAGAACAGTGCCTTCTCCTGGGAAGGTGACTACAGGATTTATTCCTGCATCATAAAGTGTATCTTGTTGTGCTACTGTTGGATTTGCTAAAAGTCTGACAACATTAAGAATTCTACCTCTGACTCTACCGGCGGGAGAGAACCAAGGGAATGAGTCTCGATCACAACGAGTAATACATCCTGCAACATCTGGAGCAAGGTTTGAACGAATTAATTTAGATGAATCTAATTCACCTTGACCGACTGCATTGAAGTGATATTTTTCACCAGCAACATTGATGTAGAATTCATCAGATGTACCATCTATTTTTGCTGTGGCGCCCACTCCACCGGCCCAAACAACACCTAATACTGGGAAGTCTGATGCTTTTTTCGCATCTACTACATTTTTAACTTTACCTGCATGGACATCGAGAGTAGATCCTTGAAAAATTACATCAAATACTAAAGTACTTGCACTTAAAGATGTAGTTTCTACGCTAAAACCAGCATCTGTTCCTGTGCCACCAATATAGCATCTACCACCATATTGCAAGAAATTATGAACCGACCACCATTCTGTTGCCCAACTTTTGCCAGTTGTTGACCCATCACTTACATCAACATATGATGCAGCGCATACACCAATCGCCCCCTGAAGGGTCAGACCAGTCCATTGTGATGCAGATAACCCAATTAAATAATTTTCAGTATATGTTCTTAATCTTCCATACCAATCATTAATATTTTCTACAAGCATTAAACCAGATTGTTTTTCTCCGGTAACGCCTAAATTACCAATTAAATTATTCAAAGAAACCATCGCACCAATTCCTGGGCTTTCGTTTTCACCGATTGGTGCCACTAATGACTCATCTACTACCTTTATTTGAACATTTGGTCGTGCCATTTTTTATCTCCTTATAGTGTGTTTCTTGTTATTTATGATTTTAACATTTTTCAAAATCATATAAACCAATCACTTATATTTGGAGTATCTATTACAATTTTATGTGGGATCTTGTTTTTATCTACTAATATCCAAGCATCATCGTCTAAATTTGATTCTTTATTGAGAATATCTGTTCCATCATTATAAAGTATAGGTAAAAGTTCAGATTCTATCTGCTCAATTTGACTCTGATACATCTCAAGACGGACATCTAAATTTGTAAGATTTTCAAAGAAATCTTGTCGGGTTGCCCATGCAAAAAGAACCAGACACATAACC